CAGCAGTAATCGAAGTATCAGCATCCAAGTCAATGATTAACTCGTTAGCATTTAGATCAACTAATTGTACCTTTGTTAGTGCCATCTTTTTTCCTTATTATGGTTTAGTCGGCCAAGTTGCATTGTTGCACTTGTCAACTGTATCTTTGCCTGCAGGTAAATCTCTCAATGCCTGTCTATAAGTTGTCATGTCGTCACTCATAGTCATGTCCGAGTTTCCCCAAAAATCTGTTTCTGCAAGAAGTCTATCTCTTTTACCTCTTAAATCTGCTAATGCACGAGCTGGGGCAGCATTTGCCCATGCAGCTTCTTCATTATCTCTAGCAGTTTCTTCTTCTGCTGTGAATTGTACATTATTTCCGTTTATATTATGATATCTTGGCATTATTTTAAATTCCTTTTAATACTATTTATACGAGTTTTATATATCATTTATTCATTATTTTACTAAGCAATACCATAAAGGCAAATATCTCCAGCATCTATGTTGCCAGAACTCATTTTAAATTGTATTTCATCAATAGCTGATGTTGTATTAAAATAACCTGCTGTGTGGTAAATATCATTTTCATCACTTCCATTTGTACTGCCAAAAGCTATAAAATGTTTAGCAAATGTCGTAGAACTTGGATTAAATAAATGTAAGTATCCAGAAGTTGCTGTATCATTATCGTTGTTAGTTGCTTTTACAATAGTTTGAAATGCAGTTCCATTAGCTTGATCATCTGCTGTTGTATAAAATACATTTGCACTACTGCCATCTTCTTCAGAAAAAGCACCCCACATTGTTGAAGTGATAGTTTCATTATACCCACTACCACCAGAAGCATTACCTTGAAATGTCACATAAGCACTATTAGTAGCTGGATGAATATTTTTAAAATAAAATACATATTCCTTGTAAGTATTATCAAGAACAACTGAACTAGAGCCATCAACAAAAGATAAAGTTGCAGAACTAGAAGCTGTTAGCTTTTTAATAAATGTCATAGACCCACCAAAACCAGCACTCATAGCACCTGCGTCAAATATTGTTGTTCCGTTTGAAATTAATCCCATTTTATTTTATCCCATACATTTTGATTGTTCCAGCATCTATGTTTCCACTATCCATTTTAAATCTAATTCTTGTTAATGCTGTCGTTGTATTTACATATCCAGCAGTATAAATTTGTATTGAAGCGTCTCCAGAATAAACATTAGTACCTAAACCTATAAAATGTTTTACAAATGTGCCACTACTTGGAGAAAAAATTGTAAGTTCTCCATTCATACTTTCATCATTGCCATTACCTATGTCTTGGCAAATAGGTTGAAAAGCTGTTCCTTGTGCTTGATCTCTATTAGCTTTATATGCTATAGCACCACTATTACCATCTTCTCCATGAAATACTTGAAAAGCAGTAGAGGTAATAGTTTGACCATAAGATGTTCCTGTTCCAACATCTACTTGAAAGGTTAAATCAGTATCATCGGTTGCTGGGTGAATATCAATAAATTTAAATACATAGCTGTCATAAGTACTATCAAATACCACACTCGAAGCGCCATTTAAAAAATCTAAAGTTGCTGAACTAGAGGCAGTTAAGGTTTTAATTAAAGTCATAGCACCTGTAGCCACTCCACTATCTAAAGCGCCAGCGTCTAACAATGTTGTACCGTTTGATATAACTCCCATATTAACTGTCCTTAATTCCATATAATTTAATTTTGCCAGCATCTAAATTTCCTGATGACATTTTAAATTGTACTGCATCTATAGCACTTGTAGTATTAAAATAACCAGCAACATGATTATCTTGAATATATTCTGATGGATGACTTTCTGATACTCTACTTAAAAAATGTTTAACGAAGGTGGTGCTGCTGGGATTAAATAAATACATTTCGCCACTTGTTGCTTGATCGTTGTCATTACCAATTTTACCAATTCTTTGAAAAGAAGTGCCATTTGCTTGATCACCATCACTAAAATAACTTAAACTACTTGCACTATCACCTTCATTATGACTTGCATAAGGATAAGTAGTTGTCATAGTGGTATTATAATTGGAACCTGAGTCTGTTGAACATTGAAATTGTAAATCTCCATCAGATGCTGGATGCAAACCTATTAATTTAAAAACATAAATAGGATATGTGCTATCTAAAACCACACTTGCAGCCCCATCTACAAAAGATAAAGTAGCACTAGAACTAGCAGTCAAAGTTTTAATATGAACCATCGAACCTAGACTTGCTGAAAATGCCCCAGCGTCTGCAATTGTGACTGCGTTAGAGATAATCGCCATGATTAAACCTCCGTCAGATTGAACTTGTATTTTTTACCTGAATTGTTATTGATTAGGAATAAGTCTGAAGATCCCTCTTGAATTGTCCAGTCACCTTTAGAACCATCAACTATATTACCTATATCTTTTGACATATTAGATAAATGTAAGTCACCTGTGTATATGTTTCTCCATTGATTCGAAGCACCCCCTAGATCATAAGAGTCATCTGCCATTGGGAATAAGTGTCCTGCACTTGTGACTTTAATTTTACCAGCAGCCGCTTCTGAAGCACCTGTCTTGAATACTAGTGAAGTTGCATTAGCAGAAGCACTAAAATCGCCTTCTGAAACTGCCTCGATACCAGCGGAAACTAATATTGCGTCTGTGCCTGCACCCTCGTCTGGTGCCTGAAAATTAACTGCACCAATAACATCATTAGCAGCAATATCTGTTTCACCTGTTTGTAAAGTTAATATGACTGGTTTATCATCAGCAGTTGCGATTGATTTTAAAGCAAGACCAACATCAGCAACATGAGTCAATGTCACATCTTGATCAGCACCAAATAACACTTGACCTCCATCTGAAAGAAATAGATCAGCAAATTCTTTTGAAGCAGAACCTAATGTTGTTCCGTTTGCACTTACAGGAAGAATAGATGTTCCAAAAGTACCTGTGTTTATAACAGGACTTGTTAAAGTTTTGTTTGTAAGTGTATCTGTTGTATCTCTACCAACTAGTGTTGTTGTAGCAGCAGGTAAGGTTACTGTTAGGTTACCAGAGTAATTAGAGTGAGCAGTTGATTCTAATGCTGTCCAGTGAGCGTTTGAACTCTCACAATAGAATTTAACATTTGAAACAGAACCTCTATTTTTTAATTCGATAGTACCACCTTCAAATATAGCGTTACCACCGTCTGATCCATCAAGTGTCAACATTGTAATATCTGAACTGTTATCAGTACCTTTAAATATAATATCTGAATCGTTTGCAGCTGCGTCTATTGTAATATTACCAGATGATGTTGTGACATTAACAGCGGCATCCCCAGCAGTAAAGTCATCATATGCCTGAGATATACCTTCTTGAAAATATGTCTTGAATGTAGCGGCAGTTGTCAATCTCATTGTACCGCCATCGTTTGTAATAATTCCGTCAGCATCAGCAACAGCAGTCGTTCCTGTTGAAGTGCCACCATCTATTAAATTAATTTCAGTTGCCGTAGCAGTTAAGGCAGTTCCAGCAAGTGTAAAAGATCCACTAACATCTAAATTTCCATTTAGATCAACAGTAGTTGCCGTTAAATCTATCTCATCTGTTGCACCAATAGATAATACAGTAGCACTAGAACCTTGTATAAATTGAGAGGCGTCATTAAAACATAATTTGTTTGTGCTGTTTAAAGTTAAACCTGTACCGTCTGTGTGAGTTAAAATTGTATCTTGATCATTACCAAATTGAATTGTACTAGAATCTGCAAGAAATAAATCTGACCATTCTAATGAAGCAGAACCTAATGCCTGTCCATCAGCACTTGAAGGTGTGTTTGCACTTACAGTTGCCCATGATAGAACACCTGAACCATTTGTTGATAATGCTTGTCCTGAAGAACCATCAGCATTTGGTAATGCATATGTCACAGAAGCAGTTAAATTACCTACTGTAAATCCTGAGTAGTGAGAACCGTTATCTGTATCTTCGTAAATTCTTATTGCACCTGCAGCCGTAGCGTTACCACCAACACCTACATAGTTGCTATCGTTAATTTCAAATACTTTGTTTCCATCATATTGTTGAAAGATAATATCTTTGGCGTCAACCATTGGTTTAACAACAGTATCACCAGAACTATTTGAAAATGAAAAATGTTCTACATTTGCGATTTTAAAATCAATTCTATCATCCGTATCTGCTGAGATTGATGTATCTTGGTCAGCGTCTAATAATAATTCAACACCGTTTAAATCAACAGCCGCTGTGAAGTCTGCTAGTT